AATTTGGCAAGTGACCGTGCGGCTTACCGCCTCGCTGACCAGTTTGACCAAGACGTTCTTGGCTACTTGTCAGGCTACAAGCAATCTGCACTGCACGGCACACCAAACACAGTTAACACAACTGTAAATGGTACTAAGGCTGTCTCTACTGCAGGTTCAGACGAACTGCTTGCATCAATGAAGCTGATTGGTACAGACTTCAACGATGGCGGCGGCTCACTAACTGGCGGTGAAGCAATTGCTATCAGCGCACGTTCAGGCGGTGTTGCACCTCCATCAACTGCAGGTGATGCAAACCCACTTCAGGTTATCGCACGTATGTCTCGTCTTCTTGACCAGCAAAACGTAGATACCCAAGGTCGTTGGTTGGTACTTGACCCCGTGTTCATCGAACTGTTGAAAGACGAAGATTCTCGTCTGTTCAATGCTGACTTCGGTGGTTCAGGTCTGCAGAATGGTGTTCTTGCAACAAACATTCACGGCTTTACCGTGTATCAGTCTAACAACCTGCCAGCACTTGGTACAGGTCCATCCTTTGCGGGTGCGAACTCTGCTACTAACTTTGGTGTGATTGTTGCAGGTCATTCATCTGCTGTCGCAACTGCGGAACAGATTAATAAGACTGAGACATACCGTGACCCTGACAGCTTCGCTGACATTGTTCGTGGCATGCATTTGTACGGTCGCAAGATTCTTCGTCCTGAAGCACTTGTTAACGCATCTTACCACTTGGCATAGGGAGAAATAAAAAATGGCTAACATTACTACACTTCTCAAGGCTGCTTCTGGTAACTCACAGCGTGGTCGTAATGCCTTCATGGTAGAAAACACCATTGACATTGTAGCAACAACTGTTGACCCATCTGCTGGTGATACAGTTCAAGCAATCACACTTCCTGCAGGATGCAAAGTTCTTGCTGCTGGTGTTGAGGTTGTTGAAAGCGCAACAATGAATACTGGTACTGATGCAACAGTTTCTCTTGGCTTCACTGGTGGTGACGTTGACGAGTTTGTTGCAACATTCGACATTGATGGTGCTGCTGACGGTGCATACGCACCTGAGATTGCCATTGACGGTACTACCGTAACTGCAACTGACGATACAATCGACTTGTTGTTTGCAGGTACTGGTGCATCTTTCACTGCAGGTAAACTTCGTGTTTACGCAGTAATGATGGATGTAAGTTCACAGGGTGATACTTCTGCACAAGAAGTAGACCGTGACACACTTGCCTAAATAGGTTGAGGGGGCAGGGCAACTTGCCCCTTCACTTTTTTCTTTTGAGGATTCCACATGGCATATGATTATCTTGGACTATCCAACGATGTACTGAACAGAATGAATGAGGTAGAATTAACTGCCGCTACATTCGCAAGCGCACGTGGATTTCAGATTCAATGTAAAAACGCAGTTAACGATGCCATCAATTATATTAATTCACGTGAGTTTGGTTGGCCTTTTACACATAACACAGCCACCATTACTCTAATAGCAAACCAAACTCGCTATACTCTTCCCGTAGGAACACAGTCAGTAGACTACGAAACATTCCGTATTAGCAGAGACACATCTCTTAATGTAGCAGGTACAACTTTACGTGTGCTTGATTACAAAGAATACGTTGACAGGTCTATTGACCAAGAAAGCACCACAGGAGTTGGTGCTGTTCCTAGTTATGTATTTCGCACACCAGATAATAACTATGGACTATACCCATATCCAGATGCTGCCTATGAACTGAAGTTTGATTATTATGTCAAGCCTACTGCACTGGCAAATGCTACGGATGTACCTACTATTCCAGAACAGTTTAGACAAACTATTGTAGACGGTGCCACTGCCTACGGCTATCAGTATCGTGGTGAGGCACAGCAGTACGGAATTAACTTTGCCCGTTTTGAAGAGGGCATTAAATATATGCAATCAATTTTATTGAATAGAACAGACTATGTGAGGTCAACTTATATTCCACACTCACAGAGGTATGGCACTAACGTAGCTGGATTTTAGGTGATATAAATGGCAGATGAATCTGGCCTCAGTCCTTTTGTGTTTGCCTGTCAGGGTGGTTTGGTTCTTGACCAATCTACCTTTATCATGCAACCAGGCATGGCACTTGAACTAGAAAACTTTGAGCCTGACGTACAGGGTGGTTACAGACGTATTTCGGGTTATGACAAGTGGACTACTGGCGAAGTACCTTACACAGCTAGTGCTACCGAACCTGTCTTAATGACAGCGTATTATGAAGGTGACATACTAGCTGCACGTGGTGAAAAGATTTTCTCTTCTACTAATGATAGCACTACATTAGACGGTGCTGTGTTAGTAGGTGACACAACAATTACTGTGCAGTCAACTACAGGATTCCCTACCGCTGGTACAATCCTAATTGGTACGGAACAGATTACCTACACAGGTACTACCGCTACCACATTTACTGGCTGTACTCGTGGTGCTAATGGTACTACTGCAGCAGGTTATTTAACAGGTACAGCAGTCCTTGCATTTTGGACAGAGATTGATACGGGTAGAACTGGCGCAACCAAGTATACATTCTTTCGGTATAACTTAGGTGGTACAGATTACATTGTGTGGGCAGACGGTGCAAACAACGCATCTAAGTATGATGGCACTACAGTAACAGACTTAAATGCTACAGGCGCACCTGCTGACCCTAAGTTTGTAACAGGATTTAAGAATACTTTATTCTTTGCGGGTATGTCTAATAACCCAGAAGAAGTAGTTTTTACCGCACCTTATACTGACGATGACTTCTCTGTAGCCAATGGTGCGGGTTCTATTGCAGTAGATAGTCCAGTAACCGCAATTGTTCCTTTCCGTGAACAGCTATACATATTCTGTGTAGAACGTATCTTTAGACTATCAGGTAACTCTGCGGCAGACTTTACACTACAGCCTGTGTCTCGTGAGATTGGATGTCTTAACGGATTTACTGTTCAGGAATTTGCAGGTGATTTAATTTACCTTGGTCCAGATGGACTGCGTACTGTTGCTGGTACAGACCGTATCGGTGACGTTGAGTTGGGTACAATCAGTCGGCAGATTCAAGAACGCTTTACTGGATTGAGTGATGTAGACGAGTTTGACAGTCTAGTTATTCCAGACAAAACACAGTACCGTTTGTTCTTCTCTAACTCAGATGTAACACGGGCAAATACAAAAGGTATTATCTGTGTACGTAAAGGTGATACATATGAGTTTGGTGATTTAAAAGGTATCGCACCTAGCTGTACAGATTACACTATATCACAAGGTCAGAGTTTTATTATACACGGTGGCTTTGATGGCTACGTGTATCGCCAAGAACAGGGTGAGGACTTTGATGGTAATACAGTAACAGGTAAGTATCGTTCACCTGACTTGACTATGGGTGATGCTGGTATACGTAAGGCGTTTCAACGGGTCATTCTAAACTACGCACCTGAAGCAGCGGTTAATGCAGATTTGTTTGTAAGGTATGATTATGAATCACCTAATGTACCTAGACCTGCTGCATATCCATTTGATACTACAACAGCGGTAGCTATCTATGGTTCATCGGTATTTGGTGTTGCTACATTTGGTGGTCAGTCAAACCCATTGGTAAGACAGCCGATTGAAGGTTCAGGATTTGCAATAGCATTGCGTGTTAATGACAGGGGTACATCAGCACCCTACTCACTGAAAGGTTTTCAGCTAGAGTTTGAAGCTGCAGCTAGGAGATAATAAATGGCAGGTTATACTAGACAATCCTCATTTGCTGATGGCGATATTATTCAGGCATCGGACTTTAATGATGAATATAACCAACTTGTAAACACGTTTGATAACACCACAGGCCACTCACATGATGGCACAAGTGGTGAGGGTCCAGTCATTGGCTTGATTGGAGACCCCGGTGTAGCTGCGCCTATTAACAAAGTTGCAGTCGATGATACAGGCAATCGTGTAGGGGTCTTTATTGATGCGGCAGGTGCAGGTACTTCTGTAGAACAAGTTCGCTTTGAAGATGGTGTTATTGTTCCCGTAACTACTAACGACATCGACTTAGGTACAGCTTCTGTACAATTTAAGGATGGCTACTTTGCTGGCAACCTTGAGGTAGCTGGTGTATCTGTAGGTGGTGGTGCTTCTATTGGTACAATCCTTGATGAAGATGATATGGTATCTAATGATGATACCGCACTTGCCACACAACAATCTATTAAAGCATATGTGGATGCCCAAGTAACTGCACAAGACTTAGACTTCCAAGCTGACACTGGCGGCGCACTGAATGTAGATTTAGATAGCCAGTCGCTAACACTTACAGGTGGCACGGGTATTGACACAGTAGGTTCAGGTCAAACTGTTACCTTTGCAATTGATAGCACTGTAGCTACACTGTCAGATTCCCAAACACTTATTAACAAAATCATTGATGCTGCTAATAATACTATTTCAAACATCAATACTACCCACCTAGAATCTGGTGTCCTTGATACTGACCTTACTTCTGTGTCGGCCTCAGATGATACCCTAGCTTCTGCAAAAGCAATCAAAACATATGTTGACGCACAAGTAACTGCCCAAGACCTAGACTTTCAAGGTGACAGTGGGGGTGCCTTAAACATTGACTTAGATAGTGAGACACTTACATTTACTGGTGGTACAGGTATTGATACCTCTGGTGCAGGTAATGCTGTAACATTTGCTATCGACAGTACAGTAGCAACATTAACAGGTACGCAGACACTTACAAATAAAACCTTGACAAGTCCTGTGCTAGACGGTACAATAAGTGGAACATCTATTAAAGATGAAGATGCAATGACATCTGATTCTGCAGACCACTTAGCTACTCAGCAGTCAATTAAAGCCTACGTTGATTCACAGACAGCAGGACTAGGTGCAGGTGATATAACTGCAGTAGTTGCTGGTGACGGATTAACAGGGGGAGCAACTTCAGGTTCCGCTACTCTTAATGTAGTAGGTGGTACTGGTATTACTGCTAACGCTAACGACATTGCTATTGACAGCACTGTAGCCACACTCACAGGTACACAGACACTTACAAATAAAACATTAACATCTGCTGTATTGAACACAAGTGTTAGCGGTACTGCTGTACTTGATGAAGACAATATGGCTTCTGACAGCGATACACAACTTGCTACACAGCAATCAATCAAAGCTTACGTAGATGCACAAGTAACTGCAGGTGCGGGTTTAGCTAATGTAGTAGAGGATACTACACCGCAACTAGGTGGTAGTCTGGATGTGAATGGTCAGTCTATTGTTTCCGTATCTAATGGGGACATTAATGTAGCCCCAAATGGGACAGGCGAATTTATTGTTACAGGTTCAACTACATTTACCGGTGGTCTTTATCAATTTGACAACATTCGGATTGATGGCAATGGAATTACCAATACAACAGTTAATCCAATTACTATTGAGGGTCTTGCATATCCAAATTCAGATGGAACTACTGGTCAGGTACTTACAACAGATGGTGCTGGCACACTGTCATTCCAAAATGTAACTGAAACTGACCCATCAGCATTAGCTTTTGCTATTGCATTAGGATAAAAAGTACTTGACAAACCTTGTCAGTTATGATATAATTAGTATAAATTTGGAGTAAGAAATGGCAAACGCATTTTTATCAGAGACAGATACCGCAGTAGGGGCATCAGCCGCTACCATTTATACCTGTCCAGCAAGCACAGAAACCACCATCATCGGTCTTAGTATTGCTAACATTGTGACAACTCAAATTACTGTAGACGTAAAGCTGAATGGCGCAGGACGTACTAGCGGTGCAGTTGATGATGTTCACCTTGTAAAAGCAGCACCGATTCCAGTTGGTAGTTCTTTAGTTGTGGTTGGTGGAGACCAAAAGGTTGTAATGGAGCCGGGTGATACAATCACTGTGGAATCAGACACAGCGTCATCCGCTGATGTTGTTCTCAGCCATCTTGACATTACGTAAGGGGTAGTACATGGCCTATCTTGGCTTATCACCAGCAGTACAAACCACAGCAATGGCCTATCAGGATTTGACTGGTGGTACTGGCACGTCTTTTACATTAGACTATCCTGTAGGTAACGCTGCTGAAATAGAAGTATTTGTAAACAATGTTCGCCAAGAACCTACAGTTGCATACACTGCAAGTGGCACTAGCTTGTCTATGACAGGTAGCATTATTGCTACAGATGATTTCTATGTAAACTTTCAAGGCAAAGCACTTGTGACCTCAACAGGCGGCGGCGGTGGTGGTGGCACATTCAAAGGTGAGAATGGCGAAGTAAACACTGGCGGTGGTGACATCTTTCGTGTGCATCAGCAACAGCTAGACACTGACACGACCATTGATGCAGATGAAAATGCACTAGCGGCTGGACCATTGACAATCGCAACAGGGGTAACACTGACGGTAACAACCGGCGGTAATCTGGTGGTAGCATGAGTGAATTACGCGCAGACACAATCACAGCCAGTGATGGCACTGGCCCTGTCACGCTGACGAAGCAGAGTGCGGCGAAGACGTGGTGTGCTATAGATGGTGATAGCATGGTTTATGATTCGCTCAACATTGCAAGCACCAGTGATAATGGGAGTGGCGACAACACCTATACTTTTTCCAACGCTATGGGAAATGCAACTTTTGCAGTGTCTGGTATGTCTAAGTCAGATGACAATGGTGGATTAAGAGCGGCATTTATGCAGTTTTCAGCAAACAATACGTCAATTGCTACAACATTCTTTAGATTAACAAGTCAATATGACAACACAAATGGCAGAGAAGCAGAGTATGCCTCAACAGTAGCACACGGAGACCTAGCATGAGTGAGATAAAAGTAGACACGCTCACTGGCAAGACCTCCGCTGGTGACATCACAGTAACCTCTGAAGGCGGTGCGGCGACTATGCAGTTGCAGCAGGGGCTGACAAAGGCTTGGGTTAGTTTTAACGGCACTGGGACATTATCAGTTTTTGATAGTTTCAATCAGAGTTCAACAACAGATAACGGCACTGGAGATTATTCGTTAGTAGTAAGCAACGCTATGTCAAACAACGATTATAATACAAGCGTGACTGCCGCCACGTTTTCTACGACATATGCTGGTTTTGCTTCAGCGCACAGAAACGGTGGCACTGGTGCTTATGTTGCACCTACAACAACAACTGTTCGGATGAATACTTTGCCGCACAATAATTATTCGGCGGTAGATAATCAACACGCAGATATTAGTATTCACGGAGACTTAGCATAATGGCTGGTAAAATTGTAGCAGATACGCTGGAACACAGCACCGCAGGGTCAATCGCCACGAACTATGTTGTCGAGGGTAGTGCGAAGGCGTGGGCAAATATTGATGGCTCTGGCACAGTGGCTATTCGTGACAGCCTAAACACCTCTGGTTTGACTGATAATGGCTCAGGAGATTACACAACAGCTTTTTCTACATCTTTTGGAAACGAAAATTATTCTTTTACCTACTGTGGCGCATCGGGTGGGGCAGAGACAACTTATCAGATGAAATCTTCTAGCATGGCTGTAGGGACACATCAGATTCAGTTGAAGAACGCTGCTGGTACAGTCACAGACCGTGACTATATCTGCGGTACATTCCACGGAGACCTTGCCTGATGCAGACACCAGATTTCAAAGGCACACATCTATTTGACAGACTATGTTGGGCTAAAGAAAATCTAGACGGTGTGCAGTCAGACTATCGTGTAGTCTACGAGGACAGTATAGACGAATGTGCAAAGATACTTGTACCTGACCCTAACTGGATGGCGTGTGCGTTACAGGGCGGCATCCTACCACCTGTACAGGTATATTGGGAACTAGCTAAAGATGAAGCAAAGCCTGACTTTGTAAAGCATACCAGAGGACACTTGCTGCATAACACCAAGCCTGTAGAGGCTATGACAGAAGAGCAAGCAATAGAATACCTAATTATGAAAGATTGCCCACAGCATGTGTGGCGCAATTGGGATGAAGGCAACAAACCTAAAATGGTTATATGCCGTAAAGAACAGCTTCCGGGTACACGTGAGTGGCGCAACGCTTGGAAGATTACTGAAGAACTAAGCGTCACCGATTTAGCAGCCTAAGAGGAGAAACCTAATGGCACAAACATACATCGTAGACAAGGACGGGAATCAGATTGATGCCTCAACAGCAACCGTACCTTCTGACCGTCACTTTCGTGGTGCATGGTCATTGAGTGGCAGCGTTATCACTGAAGACATGGACGCAGCCAAAGTAATCTTCAAGGATAAAATCCGTGAGGTTCGCAAACCTTTGCTTGATGCAGAGGACGTAGTGTACATGAAAGCACTAGAAGCTGATGACTCATCTGCAAAAGCAGCATCAGTAACTAAGAAAGCCGCACTGCGTGATGCACCAGCCGCTTCTGCAATTGGTAGTGCTTCAGACATTGCAGCATTGAAGGCAGCTTGGGATACAAGCGTACTTGGCGATAGCCCTTACGCATAAGCGTAGGGGTCATCCCTATTTGGAGATAAATAGATGGCGTTGACAAGAATCACAGTTCCAGATACCGTGTTGCAGGTTAAAACTGCTGTAGATACAGTGTTAAGATCAACTACCAGCCAGACATTTGTGGTAGCAAGCAACACGGCTCAAGTTACAATAACGCCATTTTCTTCAACTTCTAAGTTTCTTATCACTTGCACTGGAGTTATGAGTGCCGATGATGGCAATGATGGTTGGTTCACATCAATTTTTAGAGACAGTACAAACTTAGGTAATGGTACAACGGGTTTAGCCCACGGTAATTCTGTTGCGGGTGTTTCAGTAAACTACTTTCCATTT